CGGGGTTCCCAGCGAGTTTCTTCTGGGCCGTCGGCTTGGGTTTGCGACCACGGCCGGCGACCGTGGCGGTGCCTCCCATCGCGCAACTCCTGATTTTTTAATTTCGCGGTCGAGCAAGAAGGGTTGAGGGCGCGGTCTAGAAACCAAAAGGCCCAGACTTTCGACCCTCCCCCTCCCTACAGGTGCGAATTCGTCTCATTTGATCAAATTTCGCTGTTTTTCCGAGGTTTTTCTGCATTCAGCGCCGTGCATTGCCGAATCCACCATCCTCGGCGGCCGTTTTGGCCGAGTGACACGGACCGCACAGGCTCTGCCAGTTGGTCTTGTCCCAGAACAGGACCATGTCACCTTTGTGAGGAATGACGTGGTCGACATCGGTGGCCACGACGACCAGCCCGCGCGCCGAGCAGTGACAGCAGAGCGGATGCTTGGCCAGCCAACCCACCCTCGCCTGCTGCCACTTGTAGTTGTAGTGGCGCTTCGTGCTGCTCTCCCGTGGTTTGGCCCTGGCGGCGCTCGTCAGCAGGTGCGCGTGCGCATCACAGTAGCGAGGGTTGCGCGTGAGCGTGTTGCAACCCTGGGCGTTGCATGGCTTCTGCGGTCTCAGCGGCATGGCGTGCCATCCATGTACGTGAGGGGCTGGGCATCAGAGTCCTCAAGCTCGTCCTCGGCCATCGCCTGGATCAACAGGCTCTGTTGCTCTGCCATCCGCTCGAGGATCGCTGTCTGCTTCTTCTGTTCGCTCAGTATCTCGGCGAGATAGGAGATCGCTTGCCCGCTCATATGCAACTGCACTCCACTTCTTGATCCATTCACGCCGGGCCGCGCATCCAGTGCACGCCATCACCAGCGCTACTTGGCCAGCTTCGGCTGCAGCACGACCCGGGCAATCATCACCAGGAGGCCCAGCACGCCATAGGCAATTGGTGGCAACACTGCCTGAAGCGATGGCATCAGTTGCTCAGCCACGCCAAGGGCGGCGATTGCACCACCAGCCTGAACACTGGTCATGCCTAGCGCTTGTTTCCAGTTGTCGATCAGTTGCATGGGTCACTCCTGCCGCTTGGGCAATTTGAAGTCGGTGAATCGGTCGGCGATATCGGCAATCTTCTTCACGCCCAAGAAACCGGTCCAAATGCCCGCTGGTGTCGCGAGGCTGGAGGGCAGGCCGAAGTACTCCAACACCGAGATCAGGCTGGTTGTGAGCAACATACAAATCGTCGCCTCAAGCAGTGCCTGTCGCCGTGTTCCACCGCCATAGATGATCCGCAGCACAGCCATCGCAGCAGATGCCGCCGCTGCATAGATAGTCGGCGAATGCTGGCTGAGCCAGGCCATGACAATGAGCCAGGTCTCTGGGTTCTTCTCTGGCATATGTGACATCCGGCATCCTCCCTTGCGGGGAGCGAAATAGGTTCGGCCCCAACAGCACTCCCAGCTCAGAGCGATGGGTGTGGTGGAGCCGAAAACGAAAAAGCCCCGGCAGATGCCGAGGCTTAGATTTGAAACCTAACGATTTACAACGTCTTCAACGAGGCCGTTCTGCGACGAGTCGCCCCAGATTGAAGCCATCGACGCTCGAGATTTTCCCGCGCCACAAAGCACCGCCTGGGGCGATTGGCATTCCATTCGAGGTGAAAACTTCAGCATCCTTTAGATGGACCAACTGTGACGTTGGCGCCTCTTGGGTCTGCTCGATCTTCCAGCTCAGGACTTGATCCTTTACCGCCGAGGCCGACTCTTCATGTCCAACCTGTGAGGAAATTTGAGTAGCCCACTCATCAAAGTATTCATTCAAGGAAATCAGCACGCCAGAAACCAAATTGCCGCCAACAGTCAATGTAATGACGAAGCTGGTATTGCTCCTGTTCGTTAAATCAACAAGCCATTGAAGAAGCGGATCAACGCGGCGCCCCTCCCATCTTTGTTTTACGTGGAGCGGGTCATGCAGCTGTTCCTTTAGCTGATCGATATATAGGGATCCTTCATTCTCGGACATGCTTTAGCTCCATAGGGTTTAGACCCTGCATGTATACCGCAGACCCGAAAAAACAAAAACCCCGACTCTAAGGCCGGGGCTTTCAGTCGATCCTCTACAACGCGTAGAGATGACAGGATGGTCGTAATTTATGATCATTCCGCCACTACGTCAAGCAGCGTCGATAAAGATTTCTTCACGATCGAATATCTCAGTCGCATGGATTACTGCGGCCTCCTCCAACGATTCAAGACGCTTTGCGATGCCGTTCTTCCAGCGCCGGCGTGTCGACTCGGGCTTACCTTCCCTGTCCCAGGTATTCATGTCGTAGAACTCTGCCGGCAGGACGATCATGTCGGTGGAACGCTTATCGGATTGGATGCCCTTGAGCTTCGGAATCGCCCAGGCAGTGAGCGCCTTGTAAACAAACAACTGCGGTGCCGGCGAAACTATTCGAGCCACCAGACGGCCAATGGCCGCGACTTTGTTGGCCTTGTGCGTTGAGTACTTGGCGACCAACACATCCCACTGAGCTGGCTCGAGCTGACGGTGCAGGAGCGCATACAGGCAGCAGTCATAATCGAACTTGTCGCGCACTGAGAGCGAACTGCCGGTGCCGCCCGAGAGAAGGTCAGCGTCGATTAACTTCTGCCAAGACTGCTTCGTGCTGTTGTCGATGTTGTCGGCGGCCAGTACGCGCACCAGCGTGCCCATCACGTCATTATAGATACCCATCGTTCAATCCCCTGTGAAGTTCGTTCCGCCGGCCCCGCGGCGGTTGTTCTGTTCGTATTGCTCCTGGGCACCGCCGATGACATGGCTCGCCTTGGCAATCTCAGTGAGCGCGTCCTTCAAGCGCGCATTGAGTACCGGTACAACGTCGCTCAATGGCAGAGTCTGGAGGGTGTGGCCGCATACCCAGCCAGAGCCCAGGCAGTGCTCGCACTCGAGATAGTGAAAGATCCCGAGCCGCATGCCCTTGCCCAGGCAGATGTTGCATTCGACGATGAACTTCAGCTCGCGCTTTTGGAGTGATCCGTGGCTCTTTTTCATTGAGCCCCCAGCAGCTGCTCGTGCAGGCGGTAGACGTTTGGGCCATCGCCATAAGGCCAGTGCTGCACGGAAAGCTCCTTTCCGGTTTGCATGGTCAGCACCAGGTGCTTACTGCCATTCCAATCCTCGTACCGCATCGAGCTGACTTCGGCTGGATTCACGGCGAGACCGGATGCCTTATCGAGCAAAATCATAATTTTTAAACCTCGCCTATGGTTGATTCTTGATTGGCCTCGCAGGCCTTATGTTCTGCGGCTTCCGGCGCATTACCGGAATCTCCGAATCTAAAGCCGGTCAATCCGTGAATCAGGGCAAACCCCTTCTGGTCTAGAAGGGCGTGCCACTGTTGCAAGGCATCACGCTTGCGCCCCATCACATCCGACTGGATGTACACCTTCACGTTGTGACCCATGGCATGGTTGATCAGCAGCTCGCCGATCAGATGGTCGATGCCGAGGTCTGCCCAGCCGGTCCGGGCCACCTTGCGCAGATCATGGCTGGTCCACTCGCCCTGCCCCAACCGGGCGAACACGGCGCTGGCCTGGCCTTCGCTCAGGGCCTTGCCATTGCGCGCCGGGAATAGGAACTGGCCGTCATAGCCTCGGGCGTATTGACCGTCGCGGTACCGCATCAGCAGCGCACACGCCTGCTCGGTCAATGGCAGGTGATGCTCGACGCCGGTCTTGGTGTGTTCGGCTGGAATGAACCACTCACGTTCGGCCAGGCTGATGTGCGACCAGCGCGCCTGCCGGGTTTCGCCGATGCGCGTACCGTGGCAGAGCATCATCAAGGCGAGCATGGCATCCAGTGGCGCTGTCTCCATGACGGTCGCCAGTTGCTCCAGCAGGCCCGCAAGCTGCACCCCGCGCAGGCGAGACGGCTTTATCCCGACCTTGGCTTTCGAGAAGTCGTTGAACTTGATGGTCGCCATCGGGTTGGCCGAGATCAGCCCCAGTTTGAACGCCTGGCGAAAGGCCAGGGCCAGCAGCTGGAACACCGAGCGCACGTAGTCGATGGAAATGCTTTCCTGCAGCGGCCACATGAGCTGGCTGTCGAGGGTCGCCTTGTCGATGCCGGTCAGTGGCAGGTCACCCAGGCGCGGCATGAGGTGACATTTAATTGCAGAGGCACCGGTCTTCTTGCGCTTGCTGGAGAGGTTGCGGTCGCGGGACATGCGTTCGGCGTACCAAGTCAGCAGCTCGCCGACCGTGACCCACTTTGACAGGTTCGCGCCGGTACCGGCCTCCAGGCGCAGACGGATGGCCGGCAGCGCCGCGACCACTTGCTTGGTGTTGAGGTCGGGATAGCTGCCGATCAGGTTCCATTCGCCCTTGGTCACCAGGTACCAGGACGCCCGGGCACGAGCCTTGGTGAAACGCAGGTACAGGCCGCGATTCTCGACGTCGCGCAGATCCCGGACATTGCCGGCAGCCTGCCGTTTGATTTCGGCGTCGGACATCTTCACGGCGGCGCTGGTCATGCTGCCACCACGGTAGGTGCCATGCGGAGGTAGGCACGGATCTGCTCCATCGTGTCGAAGTGCCCGCGGCATACCACCGCCAGATACCCCTGGGCATTGAGCTTGCGAATTCGTTCATGCTGGCTGGACGAAATCGCGGCGTCGTTAGGGGGTGTCGCCTTGAATTCGATGTACA